GGCTCATGGTGTGCCTTTCGTGTCAGTGGTGGACTCCGGGATGGGGTGCGCCTCTGGCGGATACGGGCAGCGATACCGGGCAAGCATCACTTGACACGTTTCGCTGAACTTCCCGGGCTGGAACTTATGGTCAAGAAATGCGGCGGGTTGCTCCGGTGTGCTCGACTTCTGAACCTCAAGCCACCAGTCGTCCTCCCACTCGACACGAACCGGATACGTCCCGAGAGTCAGACCCTCAAACGTTTCGTTGGTACCAACCTGCTCGAACACGTAACGCAGAGCACACTGGTCAGACTCCACCAACCAGTCACCGTCGCAGTAACTGTGTTCTTTTCCGTGTCTCACGCGCTCGTCGCCATAATCCGGATTCAACGCTTGGCACGCCTTGCGCTTGCAGGGCATAAACACCGCGCAGTCGCCGCCGTGGTTGCCACCGAACTCGAACTCGTAGTCGTCGTTCTGCTCGTCCGGTAGGCGTGTGATTGTGACTGTGTGGCTCATGACTTCTCTCCTTCAGGTTGTTCGGGGGTGCGCAGCGATTCTTCCCGCCATGCTGCGAGCCTCGGCTTGTGCTTCGTCAGGTAGTCGAGCGCGGCTTCCGGTGGCCGCAGTGACCCGACCCGATACGCGAGCAGCAGCTTGTCCTGAGCGTCAACGATCTTCACCGCAACGCTCAGCGCCTCCATCGGAGACTTGATCGGCCTACTCATTGGTCACCACCCCCCGTGCGGATACCCAACCCGTCCAAAACCGCACGAGTACCCGGAATAACCTCCGGGACAGGAACAGCAGGGGGTGGGGTCAGAGCAGCAGACAGGGCTCGGAGTGCGTCGCCGGTGTACGCCTCCCAGTTGGAGTGTTCCAGCGAGTGATCGTCATCGTCACAGTCGTCGTGGTTCCAGTCGCTTGCAGCGTTCGCCATGTGCTTCGCTAATATTTTGACGCTGGCTTCTGTGACCTCTACCTGTACCGGCTGAGAGCGAGTCCACCCAGCAGCGAGAATCGCGTCAGCAAGAAACCGCTCGAACGACGGAACAACTGAGCCGGGAGGTTTCCCAATCGCGCTCATGTCGTCGTAACGACCCTCAGCCTCCTCGATCACACCCTCCAGCGCTTCCGGGTCGGTGTCGGATGGTTCCGGGTCGCAGATGCATTCGAGGTCGTTCGGATCTGACCACGCGACACAGATCGCCGAGTGCTTGCGGTCGGTGTCGGATGGTGCAGCCTCAGGAATGTCAGAGCATTCGTGAGAATCGGCCATTTTCTGCAGTTCGGAGACTGGGGAACCCCACCCTCCCTCTGATGAACAACGACCACATGACCACATTCTGTGAGAGCAGCCAGTCCGGCACAAACCAGCAGAGCAATCGGTGTCAAGACCTCGGAACACAACACGCACGGTCGATGCAGACTCAGGCTTGTATTCGTTACTCACGAGGACACCTCCCATTCGGTCACAGTGCGACTGACAATCTCGATACTCGGATGTCCGCGACGCTGGTTCCACCTCACGTTCTGTTCTGGGCCAACGAAATGCGGTTTGGGGAAACTAAGCGCGTCCGGGTTGGACAGTCCCCACTCCACTTCACCTGTTGCCGGGATAGGCAGAGCAGCGGTCGGTGCGGTGACAGCAGCAGCAGCTTCCAGCTCGGCGATTCGTTTACGTGCCCTCACCAACTCCGCCCAATACTTCGCAGCCATGTGTGGAGACTCATCAAATGGATTAGGTGCGGTGACAGACTCCAAAGCATCCGCCGCAGCAGTAAGAAGAATCTCGGTTTCGTTCTTGCCTCCATCGCGGACACGTGTGTACATTCGAGCTTTCCGGCGCAGTGCCGCAATCAGGTCGGGGATGGAAACCTCAGGCTTGTCTCGGTCAATCTGTGAGTTGTTCATCAGTGTTCCTCTCAGGTGGCATCAACTCGTGGGTATGGCAGTAGCAGCCCGCATCAAGGCATCCGTACTGCTTCGTGTGGCAGAACTCGCACCGTTTACATTCGGTATCGCGTCCCCTGAAATTTCCGTGCACCCGATCGGTGCCATTTAGGAGCGCCATGGTGCCTCCTTGAATCGCAGAGTTGGCGCTTCGTCTTCCTCGTACAGCGAGTAGCCGATGAACTCTCCATCGCCCATCCGCACATGCGGGTCAACCCAGTCGAAAAACTTCTCGATCTCGTTGTCATAGTTCTTCAGATTTGCTCTGAACGAGACGCTCCAAGCCTTCGCGATGTCGTCGTACTCGACTACGAAATGATTAGCCTGCGGAAAGTAGTAGCTCGAACAACTGGTGACCATTGTGAATCTCGGCGCACGGAAGAACTCGTGGTCGGGCCAATCCCAGACATCCTCACGCCCTAGCTTCTTGATGATCTGGGCGGCTTCTTCGTCAACCTCGGCCCGGAAGAATATTTCCGTATACATGCCCATCTCAGAACGGTGTTTCATCGTTGTAGCTACCGGGAGTGTTCCACACGTCCCCTGAGGTCTCAGGACTTGCCGGGGCAGTCGTAGCCCACGGTTCCTCGTTCGGAGCGCCTACGGTGCCCTGAGAGCCGCTACGACCCTCCGCAGCCTCCACACGGTCAGCCCACACCACAAGGTCGTAGAATTTCTTGCCCTCATGCTCGCGAGTCTCCGTGACCTCACGACCCCACACCTGAACCCGATCACCCTTACGAAACATCGTCAGGTCAATCCCAGCCGACCGCGGAACCTTGATCGTGCGAAACGTGCGACCAACCGTCTCGTACTTGCCGTCATCGTTCTTGCGACTGTGAGGCTCGGCTGTCTTCATGCCCCAGCTCGGGTGCTCGTCGGTGTTCTTCGTCCACGCTTCAACGAACGCGGACTCGATTTCAATTTTGGCCATGACTAACTTGCTCTTTTCTGGGCTTCAATAACCCGTTGTGCTGTCTCAATTTCTTGCCGCGTGAACATCCGCTCCACCGCGACCTGGTTCTCAACCTGTGCTTTCTGCCGCAAAAACTGTTGACGTTTGCGTTCCGTTTTTGAGAACGTCCGCTCCCGATCACGAAGAACCTTTGACCGGGTGAGCGTCGCCAACCATGCGGTGAACGCATGGTCGGATGCGGTCTCGATATAGGTCATGACGACACCGCCCGCGAGCCCATGAACTTGCGAATGAGTCGACGCTGCTCGTGGCCGCTCAACCTCACCAACGGGTCCAGCACCGAAACCACACGCGCAGCAGCCACCCCGTACGACTCCACAGGGTCAGGCGACGGTGTCAGCTCTCCGAGTGGTTCAACCCGGTAGACCGCTCCGAGTGGGTAACCAGCGGCGTACACCTTCGCGTAGTCCCGCACCGTCGTGACGTACACCACTGTCGGGTCGAGGTTGTCCTCAGGCAGCGGGGCGCCGACTCGACGCGCCTCGCATGTTGGGCAACCATCGACCAGATGAGCTGTCCCAGATTGCGGGGTGATGATGTCGCCGGGCTTCATCCCTGGCGCGCCACCGTGAAACATGCCACCCATCACGCCACCGCCCCAATGTCGAGGTCGAAGTACGCCTGCTGCACCTCAGCCGGAGTCCGGCGACACGTCGTCGCGATATACGCGTCCACGTTGTTGACGACCCGTTTCGCTTTCGACACGATTGCCTCGGCCAGGAGCACCGCACCAAGCGACGACACCGGCTCACCAGTAGTGACCGCGAGCGCATCACAAACCGCAGCAAGATTGCCTATCCCTGCCCGCCTCGCACGTTGCTGGACGACATCATTTACTGCGTCAAGTCCAGAATTTGACCCATCACTTACTTGACTTGACTGGGTTAAGTTAGTTACGTCAGTCTCTACTTCTGACTCTGACTCTGACTCTGCTTTCGTTGAGGTTCGCTCCCGGTTATTTCCACGAACCGGCTTGGTATCCGAGTCGGTTATGTTGAGGTTCGTCTTCGGTCGCCCGCCCTTCGCCCCGTTCGTCCGGTTGCGCTCAAGGCGTGCAGCGATCGACGCGCGCGTCTCCTGGTGCTCGGCGTAGTTGTGGATGACATATTCGCCGTCGATGATCGCGAGCGACGGCCGCTCCGGGTGGTTGTTGAGCAGTTCCTTCAACGACTTCGCACGCCACTCCGCAGTCGCCACTGCTACGGGAATGCACCCGTCGAGGTCGTGGCGGCGTGAGTATGCGTTCATGTCGAGGAACGTGATGATCGCGTTGTCGGACAGTATCTTGATCTTCGGGTGGTCGAGGAAGTCGACGGGGAGCGACATCCATGGCCGTTTGTCGGTTGGCATTACCTCATCACTCCTTCTCTAATTGCGCCGATCAGTACCAAATATTCGATAGCTGTCAGAGGGTTGATTTGTTCCTTGTTGCCGGCGTCATCGAATCGCCACCACGTGGCATCGACACGGCGAAATATGGGCACGAGTAGGGGGTCGAAGCCTGAACGAATCGACCAACCGAGGGACTCTCCGATGTACCCGGAGTGGGCTGTGCCGTGGCAGCCGTCGATGTTTCCGCCGACAGCACCAACACACACATGCAGCCCGTTTGCTGGATTCCCAAATCCCAACCTCGACTTGAAGAGCCGGTGGTGAATTTGGGCAGCAGGTGCCACCCCGCATCCTTCACAAACACCACCGGAACGGGCAACGATCAGACGTCGCGCAACGGGGGAGAACTCACGCGGCCACCGGTTCAGGGTTCTCATGCTGCACGCTCCACGTCTATCCCGTTGAGGGCTTCAGCAACAGCCATACCCAAATCGCGAGCTGCTGGCGGAGTGACCGCATTCCCAGCCTGTTTGACCTGCTCCCGCTTCGTACCGCCCAAGTAGTAGTCGTGCGCGAACGCCATACCGACCTTGATCTCGTTCGGGGTGAGCATCCGAAAGAGGACGTCGTCAACGTCAAGGCTGATCTCCGACTCCACCAACCCGTACCGGTCTGTGGTGGTGAGGGTGCCGTGTGGGTCGCTGGTCGGCTTCCCGGCCTCGGACGCACCGTAGTAAGGGACGAGCAGCGACTGGTGACCGCCGGTCGTGAGCGTGCGCAGCTCCTCGGTGACAGGTGTACTCATCTCCGCGCCGCCCGTGTTGTTCCGCATCACGAGCGCATGATGGTTGCCTCCCGCCGATACCGTGTCGATCGGGTGCGTCGCAGGCTTCGTCACACCGTTGTTACGGAGCGGAACGATCAATGCCTGGCCCGCACCATCCGCGACCACAGTCGTCAGAGGTTCGCGTGCCGGGTCGAGAGTGCGCTCACGCTGACGGAACTGCGCAAGGAACGGCGGAAACGCGATCGCCGTTTCATTGCGGGTCGACTGGGTACGTGCCGGGTCGCTCGCGAGGGAAGCCGACTTTCCCTCCCTGCCCTCAACAGGGATCATGAGAGGCGAGTAAGCAATACCCTTCGTCTGTGCCGTTGTCTGCGTGTGCATCGGATCGGACGAATGCTGCACCGTACCCTCACCGCGGATCCCATCCGTGATGAGCGGGTGCACCGCCACCCCGTACTCGGCAGTCGTGTTCTGCGTGCGAAGCACCTCATCGGTCGGCCAAGCGCGGATGTAGTTACCGGGCTTCCCGTTCACCGAGTCATATGTGTTCCCTGCAGCGGCGAGCACGATCGGCTTCCAGTACCGCTCAATGCCCTTCTCAATCCGTGCACGAGTCTTGTCAGCGAGAGGCTTCTTCTTATCCCCAATACGCTCACCCGCAATAGACCAATCAATCGCCGATGCTGCGGGCAACCATGCGGGTTCGATGATCTGGTTACGGCACTCCACCCGAGGGCAACGGTAAACATATTGAGCTCTGTACCTGCCCCAACGTTCCTCTTTCTTGAACGCCTGCACCGCGGACACCATGCCGTGCATTTCGCAAAACGCCTGCGGGCGGGTCCACTTGCCGATGTTCGGCTTCCGCTCACCCTTACGCCAGAACACGATGTACATGCGGTCACGAGACTGCGGAGCCGGAAGACCAGCACCCTGCGCATGCATCGAGTTGAGCCACACAAGCTCGTGCTCGTACCCGAGGAGCTCCATCGTCATCAGCCACGCAGGGAACGGAACCCACCGGTACGCATCAACGACGTTCTCAATGATGATGGCCCGATACTGGTGGTGCTCAGCAAAGCGGGGCACGTCATACATAGTCGCGCGGGAACGGTTAGCGGCCTCGTCGGGCAGCGGCGCAGTGCCGTCCATCTCGAAGAGAGCCTCGTTGACGGCGCGCTGCCGCTTCACACCCTTCGCCACGGAATGGTTCGTGCACTCCGGCGACGCCCACAGGATATCGGTGCGCTGGAAGTAGCCCGGGTTCACCTGCGAGATGTCCGCGCTCGAGTGATCTGTTTCGGGGTGGTTGATCTGGTGGGAGTCGATCGCTTGCTGCCAGTGGTTCGCAGCGGTGACGACTTTGAATCCTGCGTCAACCAGTCCCGAGGATGAGCCGCCAGCTCCGCAGAAAAGATCTGTAACGGTGAGGCCGTTCCATGGCACCGTCGGCTGCTTGTAGCCAATCGGAGCGAGTGTTGCTGTAGTCATGACGCCACCGCCTCATTGTCGAGCAGGTCGAACAGCGTCGGTACGGACGCGCGCGCATCATGGCGTCGTAAGTACACGAGCGAGTCAGCGACGGATGCCGGGTTCAACTCCGACGAGTACGCCCGACGCCCAGCCTGCACCGCGCACAGCGCAGTCGAGCCGATCCCACCGAACGGGTCATAAACCAGATCACCCGGATTCGAATATATATTGATGAGACGGCGCGGAATATCCAACGGGAACGGGCAGATGTGGTTCTCAACATTCCGCTTCTTCTGCTCCGAATTGAGCGTTTCGATGCGAAGAATGTCGGTCCACACGTCGGGGTGCCAGGATCCGGGGACGAGTGCCGCGAACGTGCCGGGGAGGGCGTTGCGCGCGGCAAGAGTCGTCGCAAGCTCCACATGCGCGTCGTAGTCGTAAACGCTGCCCATTGACTGCTTCGTGAAGATACGCTGCCGAGTCTCCGGGTCGAGGGCCGCGAGCTCGTCAACCGGCAGGTAACGGTCACCCGACACACGCCAGTCGGCGGCGGCGTCGATCTGCCACTGCCCGACCGAGTAAGCCGCGCGGTCCTTCACGATCCGCTCGTCAGTCCACCCGACTGTGCGATCCGTCTGCGGCTTTCCAAACAGCAGCACATACTCGGGCGAGCCAACACCGATAGGCCCATGGTCCTTGAGCATCTTCGTGTACGAGAGGCGGTAAGTCTGATTGTTCTCCCGCACAACATCCGTCGTGACGGTGATCATTCCGTAATAGTCGAAGCCGTGGCCGGTGTAGTGGGCGATCGCTTCGGCATGCAGCGGAGAAACGGTGTAGCGGCCCTTGCCGGTGACGGATCCGAACAGCATCCGGTCCTTCACATGCACGGCCATGATGCGGCCCGGTTGCAACACGTTGAACAGTGACGGCGTGAGGTAGTCGTTTTGCCACCAAAAGTGATCGTTGTCGTCGGTGTGGCCGAAGTCGGCATAGTTCGGCGAGTACTCGTAGTGGTTGCCGAACGGGATCGACGTGACGATCAGTCCAACGGAGTTCTCTTCCATGTGGTCGCGGGCCTCAACAGTGGAATCGTTCAGAGCGACAGTCCACGCGTCACCGGTGAATGCTTCCCGCTCAACACCCATTGCCCGGGTCAGTTCGGTACTGATCGACGTCGGGTTCAAGCCGTGCTCACGCAGGATGTTCGACATGGTGTCGGTGAGTTCGTCGTGCTCGCGCCACTTCTGCTCCAACGTCGACCGCACTTCAGACTCCGACTCGGCGAAGATCAGGACAACCCGGCACGCTCGCTTCTGGCCGAAGCGGTGGATGCGGTGCACTGCCTGCACGGTCTGCTCGAACTTGTGAGTCACCCCAACGAAGATCGACAGGGCTGCCTGCTGCAAGTTCAGCCCCTTGCCGAGCTGCACAGGCTTGCCGACGAGCGCCGTCGTCTTGCGATCACGCCACTCATCAAGGCGACGCTCGTGCTCGTCATCGCTAAGACCACCGTGCACAGACGAGAAGCTCACGCCGACGGCCGTTAACTCCTGCTCAATGAGCTCCTGTTCATCGTTGAGGTCGCACCAGAGGATGATCTGCTCGGTGGTCATTTGGGCATCGATGTGCCGCTGCAGCGCCGCTTGCGCTGCGGTGTGGTCGCCGGCGGCTACCTGTAACCCGCACGCGCAAGTGGCAGTGCGGGGCATCACGGTCATGTCCACCAGCGAGAGGTGATGCGCGAGCCCGTCGATGGAGGAACGCTGCTTCGCGTGCTCGGTGACGAGGGCCATCATGCGGGCGACGCGCGCCGTCAACGTGTTCCGCTTCTCCCGTGCGGCACCGACGAGGGACATTGCACCACCGCGCACAAGAACAGCCTGGCCATCACGCTCGACCTGATCCGACATCATGTCGATGGCTACTTCCTCCCACTCCACAAGCAGCGGCGGCAGGTCGTAACCTTCGTCGGAGAATCCGAGGTCAGAAGGTCGCTGCAGGAAACACGCCCACGTGTTCAGCCACAGCCAGAACTCCCGCTCCTTATGCGGGTAGAGCTTGAGGTTCCCGGCCTTCGAAGAGTCACGGTGGAAGAACCGTGTGAGGGCGGCACCGGTATCCATGATGCCGAGAAACCCGGCGTAGTGAATTAGTTCCTTGTGCCGGTTCGGTGAAGGGGTTGCCGTCGCCACGAACCGGAACGGCACCGAATCGAACAATTGCAGGAACTCCTGATACGTCTTCGACCCGAACGAGCGCAGCACGGCAGCCTCATCGAGAGACACAGCATCGAACTGGTCGACATCGAGTCGGCCATCGCGCACGGACTCGTAGTTGGTGACGTAAATCCCTGACCAGTCGGCATCGATCTCCTCGGTGCGCCGGATGAACCGCACCTCGAGGCCGAGGTGGTTGCGGCCGTCGCGGATGATGTCCCCGCGGACACCGAGCGGCGCCACGATCAGCGCGCGGCTGAGGGCCACCGGAGAGTTCGGGTGCGTCAGGATCAGCCGGAGGATCTCGAGCTGCATGATCGACTTGCCGAGGCCATAGCGGGCGAAGATCGCACGGCGACCACCAGCGACAGCCCACTTCACAACCGCTGCCTGATGAGGCTGGAAGTTGGGGTGGCCTTCACGCATGATGGGCGACAGGTCATCGTCTGCGACTTCGAACCCGAAACGGCGGTCGAATGCGACCTTGTCCCTCAGGAACTCGTCGTAGCTGAGGTGACCGGTGTTGCCGGTCGAAAGAGTCAAAGTCATTTGTTCTGCTCCTGCTTTTGGCGGGCAACAATGTCGTCGCCGAGATCAGTGATTGTGATGGTGAAGTGCGGTTCGGCGCCTGCCTGAAACCGGATCGTCGCGGACGGTTTCTGCATGTGCGCAGGGTCATCGTCGTCAACAATTCGGGCGGAAGTGCCACGGTTCGAACCGATACCGTCGTAAATTGCCTTCAGCAGTGGGGCGAGATTGTCGGTATCACGGTTTCGGCGATCAGCGACAACCCACACAACGTCGACACGGACATTGTCCAGACCTGGGACTTTGGCGGCGCGGGTGCGCAGCATTATCTCCTCGCGGATCATCTGCGTGTTCTGGTGCTTGACTCGCCAGTGGCAGCGGTCGTTCGCTGAGAGCCCTTTAGGTGGGCGGGGATAGTTGAGGTCGAAAGACCAAGCCGTGGTCATCGTCTGCCCCCGTACCCGTTGTACGCAGCCTGCACACCCTTGTTCACGTTCAACATTCCGTACAGCTTTGATGTGAGTGCTTTCAGGGTGTCGTCGGCGTAATGCCATGCCGTTTTCGCGTTGTGCCATTCCTCGAGTTCCGGCATCGCTTCCACGTTGGCGAGCGCGCGAGCCCGAGTCACGGACATGCTTGCCGCGTGTGCTGCGAGGGACGTTTCCCGCCGACGCGAGTGGGCGCGCTCGGCGGCGTACCGAATCTCATTCAGTTCGAGCATCTTCGCGGGCATCTGCTCAATGAGAGTGGTCAGCTCGGTGATGAGATATTCCATCTCGGCAGGGTTCGCCGGAACAAAATGGATGAGCTCACCACCACGAGTGAGAACATCAACCGTTGCGCCACCTTCTGCACCTGCAGGGGAAGTGACTGTGGGGGTGTCGTCGGTGAAGTGAGTCATCGCCCGGCCTCGGCTTCTGCTGCGGCCTGCGCTTCGTAGTCGACGTCCGTTGGGGTCGTGGGTTCAGACTCGGCTTCTGGCGCCGGGGTTGCCTCTGGTGCGGCTTCCTCATGCGGAGCAGGTTCGTCCGTGGGTGCGTCCGTTTCTGCGGGCTGGGTTTCGGCGTTCAGCATCCCGTAGCGGGTGTAGGCCTGCGTTTGTACGGCGTCGGTGAACTCATTCAAAGCCTTCGCCCGTTCGGAGATCTCCTTGACGGCATCCTTCGTGTCGGCTTTCTTGATCAGCGCACCCCAGTCCTCGGACGGTTCGACAACAAACACTTCGCTGCTGTCATAGGTGCCAGCGTCGATGTCCTCAGCCGTGTACAGCCCAGAGAGTTCCATCGGGAACAGGCGACGGAACCCGTGAGTTTCAGCACGGATGCCGAGCATGTGCCCGGGGCGGGTCGTCCAGTTGCCGCCCTTACCTCCGAACTCGGCCATGGTGACGGTCTGCTCAAGCGGGCGACTGATGCCTTTCCGGTAGATGCGGATCCGTGCGGCGTGCGGTGCTTTCGGTGGGACGGTCGACCATGGGCCGTCTTCGGTGGCCTGCCACTCGATCGGGTCTTGCCCGTCGTATTGACCGGTTCTCTGTGCAACCAGGCGCATGCCATCAACACCCACAAGCACAGTCCACTTGCCACCCATTTGTGCGGCGTAGATCTGCTTCGCAGTCGGGTCGAGGCCGGTGCGCTGACATGCCTGAATGAACGCAGCCATGATGCCGGACGGGGCGAAACGACGGTTTTGCCCTTCCATCCACGTGAGGCCGGCGAACTCCATGAGTGCGGCGGTGTCGGGGTTCCATGTTGCTGGGACGACGGAGCTGGGGAGCACCATCTCTGTGGTTGAACTCATAGTGCGTTCATCTGCCTTTCGAATTCGCGCGCCCGGGTGAGGCGGTCGAGGAGGTCTGTTGCGAGGGGGAGAATCTTCGACGTGAGGTCGACGATCTTTGGGTGGTTGCGGGGGATGGTGAGATTCTTTGGTTCATCAGCGCGGGGAATCCACCCACCGGTAATCGGGTCAGTGACGAGCTCCTGCCAGATGAACTCGATCTCTTCAAACTCGGGGACGACAACGAACTGCCATGCGATCTGACGCCATTCGCCCAACGTGGGACCGGTCACGACCTTGTTGTGCTTGGCCTTGCACTCAGCCCCACGGGTAGCGTCTGCACCGTCTGGTGTGGCTGCGAACCCGCGGTTGTCGGGGGCGTGGATGAGGGCAATGTTTGGGCTGATACCGGCCCAGGCGAGCATCATTGGCTCCCAGCGGTGGCCTTGTTCGGTGTAGGCGTTGCCGTTCCACTCCCTGCGGGTCAGCTTCTCTTTGAGTACTGATTCCACTGAGGACTCTTTGGCGAGTTTCGCCGCGTCGGACGCACCGACGCAGGGTTGCCGCGCGAGCTTCCACGCGTCCCGGTCGATGCCGTCGTGCAGGATGCGATCGAGGTGGCTCATACTGGCCTCACCTCGGTCTGAGCTTCGAGCGGGATGGCCCCACTCTTCATGTAGTTCTCTGCGAGTGCTTTCGATGAGAATGTGGCAATCCATATCCACGGAACGGCATTGTTGGGGCGCGCGTAGACATCGTGCGCGTCGTGGAAGATTCCCTCAGGCATCAGATACCACCTGTCCGTTGTTCGTTACGGCGGTCGTCGGCACTCGCGAGGATCCGCTCGGCGTAGCCCGGCGATTTTGGGTCATTCAGGTCGTAGGCGTCGTACTCGTCGGCGTCCATCAGATGTCCAACCCTTCGGCGGGGGTCTGGTCGCGGTCAGGCGCGATCGCTTCGAGGAGCGCGTACCGGTCCTCGAAGTAGCGGTAGAACGTCCCAATCGAACAGCCAGCAAGGAGTGCCACCTGTGCGGTCGTCAACCGGTCACGGCCAATAGCGGGGTTGTTGTACAGCTTGATAGCTGCCGTCTTGATCGCGTTCAGGCGAACCTGCGAACGCGTCTGCAGTGGCTTGTTGCGGATGACGGCGCTCACTTTGCGACCTGCCCATCAGCGAGTTCGAGCACATCAATACCGGCCACAGAAGGCATGTCCGGGCGTCCACGATCAATCAGCCCGGTGAAGTGTGCCTCAGTGAGCATCTCGTCAATCTTCGTGAGGCTCGTCGGGTCAAGTGCGTCGCCGTTCTTGATGATGACCAGGCACAGCTCTTCCTCCGAGTGCTCACCTGAGATCGCGACCGCGACGGCGGCAACTTCCCTGTCGGCTGCGTTCACGTTCACAAACGGGGTGCCATCAAGAAGCACGTATTCGTCATCGACCGACAGCCCCGGGTGTGGGAACGTCGCGAGTGCCAGACCATCGAACTTCGCCTTCTTTACCGTCTTGAGTTTCTCGTCAAGAGTGGTGTGCAGGGTGGCGGCGGCATCGTAGGCGGCTTTCGCACGGACATGTTCAGCCTTCGCACGAACCTTCGCGTTGATTTCCTCGACCTCACCGAGCCGGTCACTGATCGCGGACGTATCGATACGCTCCGGGCCAGCCCTGAACGCGCCCATCTGCTCAGTGAGCAGCTCACTGGCGCGTGACAAGAATGTGCGTGCCGCGTCGAGGGCATCCTCGAGGCGTGAGACTTCGGCCTCGGCGCGTTCCTTCTCCGACTCGAGCTTGCCGAGCGCGTCCATCGTCCGGTCGAGTTCGGCGTTGTGCTCGCGGGCCTTCTCGAACTCGGCCACGATGTCGGCGGCTGAAACCTCCACATCGGGGGTTTCCTTCGACGGCGGCACCAATTGAGACAACGCACCCTCAAGGCGTGACTTCTCCCGGTTCGCATCCGTGCGAGCCTGTTCCACCCGCGACTGCTCAGCAGTCAGCGCGGCCATATCGAAACCCTCAGGGAAGATCGACTTCGACATGATCAGTTCGCGGCGCTTCGCTTCATCCATCGCAAGGAACTCGGCAACATCCACAATCACAGTGCCGATACGGTCTTTCAGGATCGCGGTGCCGTCCTGGTACTTGGCGCCGTCGAGGGCACGAACTTCAACGGCTGACATTTTGCCGTTCTTCCACTTGCGGGTGAATGACAAACCGAGGTCGTGGTCGACATACGTCGCTTCACCTTCGAGTTGCCCTTCATGTACGGGGTCGGGTGCGCCCTTGATCGCTTTGTGGGCGAAGATGTGCCCGAATGCGTTCACGAAGCTGGACTTCCCTGCACGGTTCTTGCCGGTGATGACGATGGTGTTGCTGTCGGTGCGGTGTGTGATCTCTCCACGGATGCCGTAGAGGTTGCGGACGGTGAGTTCTTTAGTCATGGGAGGTGCCTTTCAATTTGGAGGATTAGTACTGCGGTGCTGGCGGTGACGTAAACGGTCAGTACCAGCCACCAGAACCGGGGCACCCATTTGGTGCGGCGGCGGTGGGTGGAGGCACGACGCAACTGTTGTGCGTCGATGCCCCACATGGTTTTCATTACGACGTTGCGGAGCTGTAGTGCTCGAACCCACAGTCAGGGCACAACCAATGGCCTGTGTCCGTCTCAGGGTCGAATGTTGCATCGACGTTTCCTGCAAACCCGCACGGGGCGACGCATTCGCGCCACACAATGTGGTCGGTCACAAACTGGCCGGATGATTCCATTGGTCGCTCCAGACGTTGAGGTTCTTGGCGCAGCACTTTTTCGCCCACCAAGATTTCGGTGATTTGCTGAATGGAAGTGGTCACGAGAGCACCCCCGTAATAAGGAGTGCGAACCCTGCTGAGACGGCCACGTTCAGACCGAGCAGGATGGTGCCCACAAGAAGCACTGGTGCGAGACGGTAGTAACCTCTTGGTGCTGGGGTGAACTCACCGTGATCGCAGGTGTACATGCGGCGGCTCATGAGCGGGCCTCCCGTGCAACGCGATCCCGGCGCACCTTCGCGCGCCGTGACGACACCAACGTCGCTACCGTGACTGTGAACAGAATCACTAACCAACCGGCCAACTCGGACACGGTTTGAGAGAACATTTCGGGGGTCACAGTCCCAGCCCCTCACGTATGAGTTCCTGAGCACGTTCGCGCCGAGCGTTGCTCTCGTCTTTGCTGCTCATGTCCCACGGCCCGGAATTCTTCTCGGCCTCGGCAAACTGAGCATCGATGAGAGCCACATATGCGATCAGGTTGGCGGTGTGCTGCCGATCGGCTTGGAGCATGGCCGCGTGGTATCGGGCGATGTCGTACTTTCCAGCGGATGCCGCAGCTTCCGCTTCTGCCTTGTGGTCGATGGCACTCATGCGGACACCGCCGATAGGTTCGACAGCACACGCCGACGGATCGCAGGAAGCGCCGCAGAACGGATGTACAGGGTCGTCCTCACCTGTCCGTTGTGATGCCGGGGCGCGTTATGTTGCGGCATCGACCGGAATTTGTCCGCATGTGCGGCAGCCGCCCGATACTCGTACTCCTTGACATCACGGCCGACTGACTTCGACCACCGCGTACCGATGAGGGTCTTATATACCCATCCGGCAGCGAGTAGACGGTTCCGCAGCTCTCCCTCGGGAACACCGAGCTCGTTCGCTGCGACACGGAACAGCACCACATCGTCATGGTCGACAAACGTTTCGACGTATTCGACCTTCGGGGCGTCAGCTTCGACCTTCGCGGCCAACGCAGAGCGCGCCTCCACTTCATCAGCGAGCATGCGAAGCGCCTCACCATACGACTGGGGCAATGCGTTGACCTCGGAGCGGCTGTAACCTCCCGTTCTGCGAATCGCGGGCAACACTTCGCGGGTGACCCAACGCTTGAAATCAGAAGCGTTCGGCGCTTGGGAGCGAAGAATCGCAGAATACATTCCCGGTTCCGAGACGATAGCGACCGCTTGCATCCCGCCAGGGGTGTGCAGGTCTTGCACCCCCTTGTCCTCAGCGTCGAGAGACCGGAGCATTGCGGATGTGGCGGAGTAGCCGAGTGCCTGAGAAAGATCAGACGCAACCCACCACGGCTCACCGTCAATCACAAGCGTGCGAATATCCACCCCCTCGCGGCGGAAGATGCTAATCTCAGTGTTTGACATCGGTTTACCTTTCGTGTCATGGCCCCGGTTGCACCCGGGGCCTTCTTCTTTGTGCGAGTGGTTACTACTCACGCTGCATCGCCACCAAAAAAAGCCCCCTCGCTAGATGCGTGAGCCTGGGGGACTGCTGCATCTAGCAAGGGGGTGGTTTTTGGGGTGAGCAAGTTGAGAACGTCGTCACGGTTGAAGCGGTACTGTCCGCCGGGGAGCTTCATGGAGGGCGTTAGTTCGCCCTTCTCGACCCATCTGCGGACGGTGGAAACGTCAACTCGTGCGAGTGTGGCGACTTCGCTAGTTGTGATATTCACGAGTTCTTGTGTCATGTAGGAGAGTATGCACACGCCCCGCAAGTCGTGTCAAGCACGACTCGCCGTGCTATCCCCCAGTTTTGGGTATATTGCGCGCAATGCGCGGAATGTGACATAATGCATTCATGACAATGCAGAAGGAAACCCAAAAGTGGATACCGAGAGATAACACCTTCGGTGCGCGACTCGCACTCCTGCGCCAACGCTTCGGATGGAACCTGAAAGAAGCAAGCCTGAACTGCGGACTGCCGCAGAACGCTTGGCTCGAATGGGAATCAAAGGGGCGCGTACCGCGCAACCTTCCAGACGTAGCCCTACAAATCAGCAAATGCACAGGTGTAGACGACTACTGGCTGATGACGGGCCGGTTAGACGAAGATTTGCCTACCGACCCGTCAGAGGGCCTCCTGTCGGATTCGAACCGACGACCCCCGCTTTACATTGTCGACGGTTCAAGCGACTGGGCATGGCCTGCCGAGGCACCCAAAAACAAACTTGCCGCCTAGTCGGGATTCCCAGAATGCCGCACCGAGAGAGTCAACCACCAGCCCCACTACTGGCCCTCGTCAACAACACCCCCGTAGACATAGTGTGCAAACACCATTCAACGACACCGGGGGAATCAATGACATGGACACCAATGCTGGAAGAATTCACCGCCTACCAGCGCGCCAAAGGGCTGAGCCGGCGAACAATTGAGAACCGCGACTACATGATCCGAGCGCTCGCCCGCGATTCCCAACAGCCAGCCGAAACCATCACGATCCAGCACTTGCGGAAACAGCTAGGTCGTGGGGTGTCTCGTGGGACGATGCAAACTGAACGCGGATGTTACCGGGCTTTCTTTACATTCATGTTTGAAGAAAAGTTCCGAACCGACGACCCTTCCGAACGGTTGCCGCTCATCCGTGCCCCACGAGGTCGCCCGCGCCCATATTCTGCCGAGCAAGTAGATCGGCTTTTGAACACTGGCTCATACCGTCGCACGCGCATCATGATCCTCCTGGCGTACTACCAAGGGTTCCGTGCCAGCGAAGTCGCCGCAATACACGGCCATGACATCGACTTAGACGAATCCACCATCCGAGTGCAGGGCAAAGGCGGGAAAGTTGTCATCCTCCCCTTGCACCCCACCATTGCGGATGCGGCCCAGCAGATGCCGAAAGATGATTGGTGGTTTGCGGCACGCGGTGGACGCGGTGGACACATCCACCCCAGAAGCGTCTACGACCTTATGACGCGAGCAAAACAACGAGCAGGGATAGTGGAACCGAAACTTACCGGACACTCCCTCAGGCACGCGTACGGCACTGATCTGGTGCGTTCAGGGGTGGACTTGCGAACAGTTCAAGAACTAATGCGCCACGAATCGTTAGCGACAACTCAAATCTATACACTCATCAGTGATGAACAGATGAGAAACGGTATCCTCCACCTCACCCCGCGCGAGCTCGCGCCACGTTCTGGGCGGCTTGCCGCATGATTCCATGCACAGAGGTGGCGGTAGTGCTCCGCGCGCCGATAGGCTCGGTCGCATGAGAGCCCCCTCCACGACCCTGCTCGGGCTGGCCGTCGTTGCGCTGCTCGCAGGCTGCGCCGCTCCTGCTGTGACGCCCGAGCCGGAACCATCCGAGACTCTGAACCCGGCGCACGCGATCTGCGACGACTTCGAGACCGCCACGAACGACCTCGCCCAACTCCTCATCCTCGTCTGGAACGGTGACGCGACTGATTCTGAAGAGGCGGAACTCAAGAACTTCGCCGACAGATTCGACACACTCTCCCTAGAGGCTGACGGCGAGCTCGCGACCAGGCTCGCGGATGTGCGGGACATTCTGCCCAATGGTGTGTTGCCGGTGCTCATTGACTCCGAGGACTACTTCGATGCGTTGAGTGCTGTGCAGCGTGCTTGTGAAGCTGAGGGTGCAGACTCCGACTACACGACATGGGAGTACTGACGCGGGAAACGACGAAAAGCCCCGCTCCGACCTCTGTGAAGAGGTGGAGCGGGGCATTCGTTTTTGCTGGACTATTGGCAGCTACCGCACTGCAACTCGTCCATCGGGTCGACGGGTACCGCGTACGGTTCGTCGTTCGGATCCTGCACGGGTCAGCGTGCGGTGTAGACCGGTGTGGCGGACGAACCGAGCAACCACTTCTCTGCCTTCGGCCACCGGGCTCCGATCTTGCGGGCACCCCAGTAGTAGAGGGCGATGACTGCGGCTGTGGCTGCTGCGATGAGCAGGTCGCGCCACCCGTTACCGTACGTGCTATCGACGTAGGTGATGGCGGTGTTGAGCCATGTGAACTGCGCGAGCAGGAACGTGATGAGCGAGCCGATCGCGACGGGCACGTAGGTGCGGAAGTAGGCGACCGGGTCAATGGTGGGGAGGATGGGACTGGACATTACTGCTCCTTGTTCGGTTTGTGTTGGTTCCGCTCCCGGGTGGGGCGGGTGTCGTTCAGTTTCCGTATCGCTTTTTACGAGACGGCCGAGGCGGGATCTCGATTGTGTTTTCGTTCAACGTGTGAATAAGAAGGTTGTTGTATCCCAGCAGCTCGACAACTTCCGCCTCGAGCTCTTGGATTCGCGCGGCCGTTTCCTTCTCAAAGTTGTCCAGCCGTTCTCGCAACGACTGGTTATCTTTCTGCAATGCCTCCGCTAGTGCCCCAAATCCTTCGACAGCGTTCGCATCCTTCTGCAACGCATCACCTTTGATCCCCCGACGTGATGCCGCAATCGCATTGACTACCGCAGCACCCATACCCCCAGTGACCAATGCAAAGATGCCAAGAATGATCAGACCGGTGTAGTTGCCCGACTCAATAAAGTCATTCGGCGCCATCGGCAGCTCCCCTCGTGAGTCGGCGTGTCTTTACGTCCAACTTGATTGCTTCGGACAGGAAGAACAGCGACACAATAGCGATCGCAAGGGCTGGCCCGTAAACGGCTGGTAGTGGGCCACCGAATGTGATTTCGTCGAACAGTAGTGCCCACAAGGCAACGTCGTATAGCGCATAGGCGCCACACAGGGGCCAGAGTGCGATGGCCTCAATTTTGAAGTTCGGCTTCAGTACAGAGATGAGTGCGGCAGCGCCCGCGACTAGGAATGATGTTCCGTAGACGTAGACGATGCCGACACCCAAAACCATTTGGACAAACATTGATGGGTACAGCAAAGTAAGCACCCCGTGGACTGTCACGAGCGCATATATCAGTGCCAGCAGAGTCCGGTTCATATGTACTCCATTCGAGGGGTAGAAGATTGTGTCCAAATGAATTAAACTTTGCTCATGAAGAACATGACGAAGGGGATCATCGCCAGCCTCAGTGCTGCAGCCGTAATCACTGCCGGCGCGGTCGTTGGTGTGTCTGCGATGAATGCCGCACCTGAGGAAACTCGTGCTGCGGTCGTGACCGTTGACGAGAACACGTTGCGTCAGGAAACCCCCAACACTGTTCGTCAGACCGTTCTTCCTGCACCTGTTGTTGAGGAAGCGGTTATTGAACGAGCCCCGACGCAGGAGCCCTCATCAGAACCGGCGCCAGCGCCTGAACCTGCCCCCGCCCCAGCGCCCGAACCGGCAGCCCCGAATTACGGAACGCCAATCCCGTGGGTTGCTGACTCGAACCCGAACAACGCAGAGGGTGGATATTGGGACACCACACAGTGCGCGTCAGGTGCCGGATATCAAGCACCAGATGGCAACCAGTACTGTGCGGACTAAAACCCCGCCAAAGCAAGGCGAGAATCAATGTCGTCAATCTGAGCCTGTTGGTCTTTCGCGGCCAAGATGAGCAGAATGGCAAAGCGTTCATGCTTCACGCCGTCAGGGTTCCCTTCTTCGTTGTAGTCCACTAGCCATGTCAGACCGAGGTCGTGGATCTCTTCAGCGATAACACCCCATTCGACTGCGGCTTCTTTCCCGCTGAGCTCTACTGCGCCGAGGTACCGGAACGTGACCACCCGAAGTTCGGCCATGATCGACCGCACATCAAGAGTCGCCGTCACAATGTCGCGCTTGTACCGTCTGGATGATGGGACGTAACCCATCTGCCCCGAACTGTCCACATATTGCACTTTGTAGGGTGAACCGCTCACAAGACGGTTGTAAACATCTGTGGACTTGACACCACCATGGAATGTTCCTGTTGAACCTGACACTGCACCACCAGCGGAAACAGTACCCGTCGCGGTGACGTTGCCTGTATTCACAGCCGTTGCGAGGGCCTCATCGATCTGCCCGGGCAGATCATTCACGAGCTGGGTGAGCGTCTCGATGGCCCGGTTCATCTGGGTAGCGTCAAAGGTGGAGATACGGTCAATGCGTTCATCCAGTTGTCGGCGCAGTTCCGAAAGCTGGGCGCGGAAATCGCTAGGTCCTGGTGTTGGGTTAGCCAAGAGGTGCCTCCGTGGTAGTGACGGTGATCCAGTTCGGATCTTCCGTGCCGGACAGTGCGGAGATCTCACGCCGGTACGTCCCATCAGGGATCAGATCGTCGTCACGGACTGTTATGTCACACAAGTCACCCTTCCGGTACTCACCGGGGAACGGTGACTGGTCGGTGCGAACCCGGAAAGGCCAGAACTGGGTGGGCGCAGCGGATACCCGGATTCGTTCATCCGAATATGACTGAATGGTCGCGGGGTCGCTTGCGCTCGAGTGGTCAGTATCGACAGATTCGAACAGGGGGAAGCCAGCGGTGAGCTGAGCAGGGTTCTGCGCAAACGTAACCATGGCATTGCCGACAGAGCGACCACCTGTCGTCCACGCAAGAGACGACATTGTGGTTGCGTCGATCTCAATCTCAAGGTCATCAATGCCTGGTTCGGGTACTGAGTAGTCCCACTGGTGGATTGATGCCGAGCGGAGACGTGGCTGTTCCTCGGTACCGGTACGAAATAGTAGTTCGATGCCGAGACGGTCTGCGGTGAGGCGTGGTGCGAACTCCCAATCGGGCCCGTTGTCGCGGGCTGCATAGTTGTCGAAGGTTCGACCAATGGGGACAATGTCGGAACCGAAGATGGTGTCCTCGTGAGTGCCCACACGGTCATCTTCGAAGATGACTGGCAAGTCACCACCCGGGAACAGCATCGACTGTTGAACGATTTTCTTGAGGATGGTGCCCATGTCCCAACCGGACAGAACAGTGTTGGTGAGCGGGTTTGCCTCACCTGTGGCCGGATCGATGAGGGGTTCGGTGAGTGCCGCCAGTGGGATGACGTTGCGGCGGTTGAAGTAGTCGTTACGCGCCCGCAGCTCCAACGTTCGGCGGCGGCGGTTGTAGAGCGGTTTCGACATCAGCCCGAACGCCATGACGTTGTCGCCAATGATCTTCGCGAGGAACGTTTTCCCTGCGGTGGCGGCGTTGTACAGGCCGAGGGCGCGCATGCTTTGGTCGGCCAAGTTCACCACGCAGGAGAGTTCGTCGGGGGCGTTGCGGCGGGACTCCCACCGGTCGGAGACAACCTCAAGGTCAAGGATGTTCCGGCCGGTGAGGAAGTCACCGATGACAGTGCGGGACTCGACCATCTCGTTAGCTCGCCAAGACTGTGGATGTCTTGTGCTGGCCGTAGATGTACCGGGTCATGGTTATTCCTTCACGATTGCTGCTCGTGCTGCGTTGCCGTTCTCGATTGCTGTGGGGAGTTCGCTGATCTTGGCGATAACAGAAGCAAAACCGTCGCCGTTGTACGTGCCGTCACCGCCTGTCGTTGCTCCCTGAAGGGCTGCATGGGCGGCTACGATGCTGTCGAACACTTGCTTCTCCAACGACTTGTGTGCACCAAACAGGTCGTACATGATGTATGCGATTTGCTCGTTGCGGGGCTGGTTGGTGAGTTCGTAGTGTTGCACTGCACCCGATGGCCACAGCGTGATGCACTGGGAGCCTTCCGCAAACTTGCCTCCCGGCATGGTCGCTTTGTTGACGTAGTTGGTTGGTTGCATGTCTTCTTCTTTCTCAGGTTTAGGTGCAGGTAGGGGGATTGGCGTGCCGCTGCCAGCCAGCGAGGAACCGGCCAGAGCGACAATCTTTGCGACGGTCTCCGGGCCGGGGCAGAAAGTTGGGTAGCTGGCGTTGTACCTGTCCCATAGATCACGGTGGCCGAGAACGTTTTTTATCGTGTAGCGGGAGCGAAGGTCACTCAGTAATCGTGCTGCCGCATTCAGCGCTTTGGACGAGATCGGCCACGCACCACCGGCAGACTCGTTCTCAATCTCCACTGTGACCGAACGGTGATCCCACGCAGCACCCTTGCCACCGTCATAGGCTGAGCCGGAAGTCCACGCACGGCGTTCCTCGGGAACAACACACGTAATGCGTCCCTCATTGCTGATCGTGTAGTTTGCGGACACTCCACGTGAACCGCTGACCATCGCGTCAATAACCGCATCATCATTTGTGCCCGCCTGGTGATGAATCAGGAACGTGTCAATCGTGGAGTTGCGCGGTGAAGACTGGTTCGAGATGCGCACCTGATTGGTTTGCTTACTGAACGTCATTACGCCTTCACCCCGTCAGCAGACCACGAGAAGTAGTAATCGAACGATGCGGAAAGATTGTTGTTGTTCGTGCGCGAAACGTCAACGGTAAATCCGGTCGTAGTGACTGCGTATACGCTGACCACTTCTGTCCCAGAAACGGTAGCCAGCCCAGAAGGGTTGAACGCTCCGGAAGTGCGCCCTCCGACTGCTGTGGCAAGAACAACGGGGATGCTCGCATATGCGACCGGGAAGGTGACCGTGATGGATACTTTCGGCGCAGCCGCGCCCGTGATCTTCTGAATACCTCGTTGCGGCGTCGAGGTGATAACACTCTCGACAGTCCCCATCTTCAGCTGTATTGAAGAACCCGTCTGCTCCCAAACCGCACCCGTAAACCGGTAACGTGACGAATCAGCCAACACCACTGCTTGCTGATCCTTCTGCGCCGTCGTCCACAAATCCAATGCAGCCTTAGTGCGGAACGGAACCGTCCCACCCGTCGTTGCCGTGTACTGGTAGAGCTGTGTGTACACGACACCAGCCGATTGCATGGTGGTGGCTGTCGAAGGGATCAAGACTGTTGCCAAGGGTTCGGCGCCAGCACCAATACCCGGTTCAGCATCAAGAGCCGCCTTCGCTGTGTCGTAGGTCGGCAAAGTAGGCGACACTGACGCTGCGCCTGTCAGGGTGCCAAATTCAGGTAAGTCGTTCGCGTCAGCGTTCGGCGACACAGAATCGTTCTGCTTCACATAAACGATGTCGTACCGTGAGTTCGCCACTGGCGCAGGATCATGCGGAACGTTTGTGGCTCCGTTGTTGGGGAGCAAAATAACGCCCTGCCCTGCTCGCGACACCGCAGCCTCGAACGCAGCAACAGAAGAGTTCATTGTCGCCGTCGACGTAACCAGCGCGTTCGTGTGCCGAGGAAAGATGCCAGTGCGTGGGTTTCCGGAACTGTCGCGGACAATCAGACCAGCGAGCGCAAGGCGCACATCATTCGCATCAGCAAGGCCGCTGGCCGAGGGGAATCCGTCTTGAAGGGCCATCATGTGCTCCTAGTGTTGTCGTCGTTTTTTGTCGTAGCGCGCCCAATTTTCGCGCTGGCAGGTTCGGCAGATGCGAGCCTTGCCGTTCACGTATGTGTTTTCGGTGGTGAACCCGTGCCCATGAATGCAGTGGGTTTTGGACGCGTTCGGATGGTTTCCATGACGTACCCGGTCTTGCATGTTGTCTGACCGCGTTCCCCATCGGAGATTGCTTAAGTTATTGTGGAGCGGGTTGCCGTCGCGATGACAGACTTCCTGCTCTGGCTCTGGTTCACCAATGAAGGCAAACGCCACCAGCCTGTGAACCAGGAATAACTTCCCCACCTTTTCGCGGTACAGCCGCACACGGACATGCCCCCGAGATAGCGGGTATTCCGTGAGCAACGAGCCTGCGGGGTACTGGGAGCCTCGACGCAGCCGCTTCACATGACCCGCGCTACTGACTTCATAGAGGCCTTCATAGCCAACTACTGGACGCCATTCTGTAGACTCCATGGAGCCCTCCGATCAACTAGTACTTGATTTAGGGTTAGGCCCCGGCGAGTGTTGACGCACTCGGTTTGGGGCCGTTCTCATTCTACCCGTCAGTTGAACGCTGGCGCTGTATACGCAGTGAGTGTTGGCGTTCCCGTCGCAGTTCCTAGTCCATTTAGCTGGATCGTGCGGGTTGCACCAGGCGGGTTCGTCCACCAGTCGCGGCGGGTCAGGGACCCAGAAACAGGGGACTGGCCATCGATGAATGCCTGCCCTGTGCGTAAGTCCACAGAAACGGTGGAACCCAACGGGATCTGCCGTTCGAAACGGATCTCCTGGCCCAACTCTCTGCACACGGCAGAGAACCCTTCGGATAGCCCGCCCGTGACTTCGATGATCGAGTAGGTTTCGGCCTCGCCAGCGTTTGTTGTGACCACCCGGCCCGGAACGCCCGGCGCGCCGAAATCGAGAGGGAACTGAAGCGGGAACGTGATACCTCCACCACCCGACGGCAGGCCAGTCGATAGGACCTCAACAGGGCCATACGTGCGCGGGTCCTTCATCGCCAGTGGGATGGTGAAATCGGCGACCGCGTTCTCGTCGGCCACATAGAATTCGAGCTTGCCGTTGAACTCGACGTAGGCGGTGCGCACTGACCCATCTGTCGAATCGGCGACGGTCACAGGCCAGCCCGGGGCTAGCCGTTTCAACCCCATCAGAGTCGTGCGGAGTGCACGAATCTGCGCAGCACCCCCCGGATGGATGATGCGACCGACAATCTCGAAGTACTTCGCATCGTCATACACTGGCGACTGCCCAAACACACCATGCCCGGTGTTGCGGCGCACCTTGTCACGTTTCACAGCGGCACTGTCATCCCACCCGGGCAGATCGACCAAATAAGGGTCGGTGCCAGTGTCGGAGTTTATTAGGGTAATCACGGGTAGGGTCACGGTGATCATCAGAAGCCTCCGAGCTCGTCTTTGATGTAGCCGCGAATCCATGCTGTGCCACCAACAAGTTCGAGCTGGCCGACGATCTCTCGCGGGCCTGAACGACCGTTGCTTGCGGGTTGCGAGCCGCTGCGTCCGCCGTCACCGAACGACTGACCACCCTTCGGTGTCAGTGTGTATCCGAACTCGTCGGCGGCCTCAGCAAGAACCTGCGTGGATCGTCCGCGCTTCGCTGGGGCTGCGGGAATGTACCACTCGCCGCCAGTCTCGGGTTCAGCCCACACCCGAGTGGTGCCTGCGCGTGCGAACTGGGCAATGTGGTTTTCCCTGCCACCGTCTGCGTAGAAGTTCACCTTCCCGCCGTCAGCCTGATACATCCATGCGTTGTCTTTGATGCCCTGCTGCGCCTGCGGGGTGAGGAACATAGGAATGTTGATGCGGCGCCCTGAGGCCGTAGTGATGAAGTTGTCAAGCGTCTTCAGTGCCGTTTGCGTGGCGGCGATGATCTTGATTTCCTTCTCGGAGGGCATCTGCACGATCGTGTCGGAAAGGTACTGGATCTGTTTATCGGTTGCGCCGAGGTCGCGGGCGCGCTGCAGGACTGCGTCACGGCCGGCGCGGAGGTTCGCGACGTAGTTTTCTGTGTTGCCGTCGAGGGCGAATTGGTCTTCGGCAGCCTTCTGGTAGCCGCCCGCAAGGTCGTTGAGCATCGCCATGTTGTCGCGACCGACCTGAGTGTTCTGATCCATCCCCAGGGAGAAGCCATCAACACCCTCGCGGGCTTTCCGGATTTGCTCATCGACCTCGAACAACGCATTTTGGTAGTCCAGGTTCGAGGAGACCGCATCCTGCCCCACACCGTTGGCCTCGTTCATCTTCGAAATGAGACTGTCGAGAGTGTCGGTGAGGCCATCGACTTCACCGGCAGCAGCAAGGTAAGCATCAGCAGCTTCGGTGGACGCCTTTGCCCCGTCCCCCTGAGCAAGTTCGAGGAGTGTCGTGTTCGCAGCAGCCTCATCAGTAGCTGAAATGTTGATCCCCTGCGCGTTAGCTACCTTGATCAGCGCTTCCCGATACTCCGGCATCGTTTCGAGCAAAGTGACGAGCTGCTTCTCTGAAAGGTTCTGCCCCTCGGTGAGCAAACGGAAGGCTTTCTGCGCACCAGGCAGATCATTTGCCGCAAGATCGGCAAGTTGCACACCAGCGTCTTTGACAGCGTTGCGGAAACCACCAGTTTCGGTAGTGAATCGCTTCCACACGTCATCGTTGAGTTCTTGCACGCGACCCAACATGTATCCCATGTTTTCTAGGTCGGCTGTGACGTC